ATAATTAGTAGTGTTTACTGCAACAACTCCAACCACCGCAACTGTCTCAACATTCTTAGTCTTTACATAGTCATCTTCTTTGAACTGCCACTCATCTCGAACACTTCCGACTTCCCTGAATGTTTCAAGGAATGTTATGTCTAGGTCTTTGTGCGCTTCGTAGGTTTCTGCGGTAGTTCCATTATTTAACATAAATTCAATGTTATATAAAGTCTTATAATCTATTGCTGTTGTATCTGTATATTTTAAATTAATATCAAATTGATTAGCACCACTTGGAGTTGTAAATGTTATCTCTGTTACATCACCTGTATTAACCCAACTTACAAATTCATCATTATTATAAAATACATAATCATCAAATCTTAATGTTTTTGCGCCTACTGTTATTTCGTTTATTTTAATTGTGTATTGTGTGCTAGGCTTAACATATATTTTTGTATTGAAATGGACATAAGCATTACTAACTACTTCAGTTCCATCACTCGATAGTTGATTTTTTTTAAAATTAGTATTCAAGTGCAAGTTCTTGCTACCAAAAACATATCTAGGGTTTACGGTGTACTTTACGCCCTCAAAATATTCGAAAGCCTTTAAGTCTAGTTGCCCTGCGGTGTAGCTGTTTGGGTTTGTGCCTAAGTCTAGGACTTTAGTTCCAAAGTTTCCGTCAACTTCCATTACAGCTCCTGTAGCATCTGTAGCGTCAGTATAACTATTTCCTATTAATAACTCTATTGTTGTAGCTGTAAATAAACCACTCAAATAATACCATTGATTAATTAAAGGGCTTACTTGAGTATCGATTACTACTCCTGTACCATCTCTTAATGATATATTAACAGCTAGTGAATTTGTTACTCTTACTTTTATTATAGCATAATAAATATCACCTATAATTAAAGCGTCTTGCCACACTCTAGGAAATGTTGTTGAACCAGTTCCTGTTACTGATAATATATCATTTAAAACTGTTTTACTTGCACCAGTACTGCTCCAATCTGTTGTGCCATCACTGAAATTCCCATTCTCTATAATCTGATTGAACCTTGAGCCGTAGCCTTTGATTTTGGCTGAGCCACCTTTAAGTGGGCTTACAACGCCGTATGAGCTGTCAACTCGTGCGGTGTAATCTCTTGTAACTTCTGCGCTATCTGGCAAGTCTGCGGTTAGTGTCGAACCATCCCATGTGAGCTTGACCATTTTTTCACTTAACATTACTGCTTGAATTGTGCCTCCGTTAACTAGCACATCATTATATACGGTTGTATTATCTATTGAAACTCTCAAAGTATCCGTGCTTGTGATTGCTGGAAACTTAACCCAAATTGAGGTGTAATCTTCCAACGTTTTAATATCACAATAAAAATCTCCGTCAGCGTCTAGCAATAAATCAAAGTATTTTATTACTGCTGTCTTGAATGAGCCTAGACCATAAGACTTATAATCGCCACTATTCACGAACACACCTGTTTCACTGCCCATATATGTAGCTAAGTCAGTTGCTGTAATCTTGCCTAGTAACGAGCCTGAACTGTCATAAATTGGTATCAAATCAGCGTCAGCTATCGTAATGTCTGCATAACCTGTGATATCTTTATCTATCTTTAAATCTAATTGGTCGCTTGTCAATTTAGCACTTGGATATTGCACATCTGTTGGCGAGCTAAATGCTGTTACTTTATTTGATTTTATTTCCTTTAACGCTAAGGCGGTTGTCATAGTTGTTGCAAAGTTTTCATCATCGCCTAAAGCTGCTGCCAATTCATTTATGGTATCTAACACTTCCGGTGCACTATCTACAACGGCTGCTATCAATACTTCTACTTGTGCAACGGTTGCTGCATCTTGAGTGCCTGTTGCCCCATCGCCTAAGCCTGTTATCTTATTTGTTGCCATAGCAAGAGCACCTAACAATGTACCCCCTGTCAAGTTAAATTTTAATGCTAACGCTGTAACTATTGCTTTAACACTAGCATAATATACATCGCTTGTTGTGTCGGTTAAATCTGTTTTTTTATTAGCTAACAATTCTTTTAATTCGTCATTTACTATTGTCGCATAAGTGTCAACTATATCATTGCCGTCGTCATCTTGACTAGCTTTTAACGCTATAATCGTACCATCTTCTACTTCTGTTATTGGTGCATAGGTATCTACTATATCGTTTCCATCATCGTCTTGAGATGCTTTAAGCGCTATTGTTGTGCCATCTTCTACCTTGACTACTTCAGCATCAGTGTACGCTTTGTCAGTAACCGAGTTTGCTGCTAATAATTCTGCCGTTTTAGCTGTACTATTTACAATCGTGTCAATCGTTGGTAACGCGCTTACTTCAAAATATAAATATGAATCTAGTATAGCGTTGTATATCCTAGCTTTATCAGCTGTCGTATAATCAGCCGCAGCGTATACCGCTTCCATTTCGGTTGTTGTTGATATATCGTTATTGGTTACATCTATTTCATACGGTGCTCCGATTGCGGATGCTATCCAATGTTGGTCCGCTGTTGTTGTAACAATAACAGCCATGTTATGCTTATCCGCTGTGTTGTCATCTACCTTAACTTCAAGAGCCGCTAACTCTGTTTTAAGAGCATAGCCTGCCTCTGGATCAGGTGTGCCTTCTGCAACAGCTATTGTTGCTTGGCCATATGAAGTAACCGCTGAATCTGTGAAGCGTTGAGCATCAAATTCTACTACGCCCTCTACATTAGTTACCCATTTATCTACAACGAGCTTGTAATATCCCTCTGTGCTATCTGTGATTTGTGATAAAGACAATGTTGATTCTTCTTCATCTGGTCTTGTTACCGATACACGCCCTGATTGGTCGAATATAGTAGTATTGGTTAATCCGTTAGTAAAACTTGACGGTGTGCCTGAACCAAAATAAAAGTGCAGTTCTTTGGAATCATCATCGCCTTGTACCCATGTTTCACCGCCTGTTACACTTCCTAAAAAAGCATGAGTTGATAAGTTATAATAAAATTTTATTGCCATTTTAAGCCTCCTTGTTTAAATATATATATTCATCGTTGCCGTTATTGGCAAGATATATGTTTCCACTTGAATCGCATATACACCAACTAGCTAGGTCTGCTATTGTTACATTCCCACTTGATGATGATATTCTTATATAGTTATTGGTTCTTGAAAAGTTTAGGTCAGCCCTTGCTGCTATTGTTCCTTTTTTTGTTTGGTCGCCCTTTGAATATGTCAAGGTTGTTGAATAAGCCACATACATTTCAATGTCCGTTGTTTCTACATATGTTAATGAATGATTTTCAAAGTATAAATTCCCAGCAAATACATCTATGTCGCTTGTTATATTGAATTGCTTTGTTTCTACTGTAATTTCTCGGTTGTCTTTATATCTGTATATGGAGGTATCACTAAACACTAAATCGTTTAAATCTACTGTCAATGTAAGATATAATGGCAATCTTCTTTTTATGGTTAATGTTTCTGAGTCATAGTCCATTGATTTGTATAGACTATAATCATAATAAACATATTTACCATTGCTATCAACATAAGGAGCATTTGCTACTCCTATTGTAGTTCCTGAAAATTCTATTGTTGATGTACTCGATATACCTGCATTGTAATTATCGTACATTTTCCAAGTTAATATAAAACTTTTATTAGTCCAATATGCACTAGGTGCTACCAATAATTCATCGCTTTCATCTGTTTGAAACTTAACTACCTCTATGCCATCATTTGCAAGCCCAAATCGCAAAAAGTAATTTTCAATAGTTGCTGAGCTTGTCGCATCTGTATTAGATAAGTTCAAATTGATTTCCTCAATATGATTACTCTCAAACGCTTCGCTTCCACTTGCTATTCTTGTATATCTTCTCTCTGATTTTATGCCTGTAAAGATATCTTTCATAACATAATTCTTAGAACATATACCCTTGAAGTTTACATAATTATCAAATATAGCAAACTCTCTCTCAGCTAACTTATAATCCGTATCGTACATATCACCTAAACTTGGTATATCTGTGATATCACCTTGATACTTTCTTGTTAATGTAAGTGTTTGATTTCCTAACCTATTGACTGTCGTTTGTTGTTTCCTAGCAAACGCGCCAAAATCAACGTATGATGTATCTTGATTATTTATGAGTGTTGAGTTATGGCTTAGTGTTGTTTGTTTGTTAGATATCAATTTAACCGTTTCCTGCGCTTGATAATCTACCTTAAAAACAAGGTCTAAACAATCATCATTTATTAAACTTTGCCCTGACGCATTATTAAACACGTTTATTATTGCTTTTAAACTAGAAACCCCTGTCCATGTTTTTTCATGATAATTCATGCCGTCTATGATATTTGAACCCTCTTCATAATAATATCTGTTACGCTTATAAGCCCCCGTTACTAATGAGCCTGAATTGTTAGGCGGTAATATATCATATACTTTCTTCTCTACAACATAATCTGTTACATCTGCCGTGAACCAACCACTATCATAATAGCCTTGTGTAATCTTATTTATTTTATAAATCGGTTTTTCTAATATCAATTTAAAATTTTCTGTTGTTATAATTGCGTCAACATCTGTCTTAACAGCAATCCATTCAACAGTACGTGTGTTTCTCTTGCCTACTACTGCATTTTCAATTTCACATTCTATTTTATCTGCATAATCTGTTATATTTTGTGTTTCCACTATGTCAGTGAACGAGCCTGTAATAGCACTCCCATCTGTGTTAAGGTCTAAGTAATTTAATGATGTCGTTGATCCGGCTGTGAATGTAATAACAGCGTCAACTTCACTAAGTAAATCGTTGCATACCTCAAACAATGTTGGTCTATTCCATTGAAATTCTGGGCAGTCCACATTTGTTGTTAAATCTTCCAACGCTTGGCTTATAGTAAAATCACTATACATAGCAACGAAACGTAATAAAACGGTGTATATGCTTGTCTTAGCGTCTTCGACAGGTTGTGTAATGCTTCTGTTAGGTAAAACAATCCTTTGCAACTGAATTGTTGGACTAATTAAGCCTAGTTCGTAATTATACTCTCTTGTGCTGTCCCATTTAGATATCTTTTTTGCAATATCACTTATCATCATCGATTTTGTAAATGATATACTTGAATCTATTATCGTAACAACATCCATTGGTTCTACTGTTAACTCTGTTGTTTGTGGTACTATCAAAAACCCTGTGTCTAAATCTTCGGTCAATTTCTCGGTTATAACTATCCCTTGTTTATAACTAACGCTATCTCCATTTATTGTAACAGTTATCATTTATACCGACTCCCTTGTGTTGATATGAACCCTGCTCGTTGTTGTTGTAAGGCTATATCTCTTTCTGCTATTGTTTGCTTAACTGCACTGTTTATTAAATTTAATCCTGTACTAGCTGTTACTGCTATTATTCCCACAGGTCCTGTTGCCGCTATTGCAACCTTGCTTATTATTGATACAACATTACTAAAGGTTTCAGCTGCTACATAGTTCCCTGTCAAACTTGCATATTGTTGAACGCCTTGTGTAAGCATTTGTTTACCTACACTAATTGCTACCGCTGCTATTGCTTGGTTCTGAACAGTCGGTTTTCCTGCTTCTCTACTTTGCCCAATGTCAGGAGCTTCGCCCTCTGCCGTTTGAGATTTGCTTATTTTGATGTCTATTTGCCCTTGCATACTATCACCTCACAAATGTTAAAGTAGTAACAGGGCTTAATAAATTCGTGCTATCTAGCGCATATGACGCCAATTTCATTGTATAAGTTTCTACGATATCGTTATCACTGAATGTTAACTTAATAATGAACGAACTATCAATACCTAAAATGCCCTCTCTAACTCTTCTAGCTCTAACACATATGTTATTGTTTTTGTTTTCCATGCTGCATATAAATTGTAATATGCCCTTGTTTATATTTGTCGTACCTAATCTGCCACTATCTGGCTGAGTGTCTGGAACTGATGAATAATTTAAACTCCGAGTTGTGGTAAAATATTCAAAGCCATCTATTTCTACTTTGGTTATATCACTTAGGTTTGTTGAAATTATCAATGTGCCGGTTACTATGACTTGTGAAAAATGATTAGCTCCTGCTGATTGGAAAGAACTCAAAACCGTTGGCGTTGAGTAACTTTGTCTAATATATTCTAAATCTTTGATAATCATCGTGCCTGATTTAGTTTGTGCGAATGTTGCTAACAATAATTGAGCTGCCATTACATCGTCTGTTTGAGCCACTATCTGTACAGGCTTTAACACGCTGTCTAAATAGTTTTGCCCTCCACCTAAATATTTGATAATAAAAGATGTGCCACCTTTGTAATTAAAATTAGCTTCTTCTGTTACTGTGTATCCGTCAAAATAATCTTGTAAATAACCTAAGTAATCCATGTGTGCCTCCTAATATACTTCTAACTCTACATTTGCTCCGTACTTTTGAGCTGTTTCTATAATTGTCCGTTCTACCCAATGCTTGTTTGCTTCCTCTTTAGGTGATCGTGGCTTCTCTCTATAATTGACAGGATTAGCATAAGATGTCTCAATACTGATTTGCCAATATGTAGCAAAGTCATATATATAAATATTTGTTGACATAAACCCTGTGTCTGTTGGGCATTGTGCTATCAACGCATCTTGTAAATCAGCTGCAAACGTGTCTATCATTGTTTTAAGCTCACTACATAGCTATTAGAGTGTCTTGCATACGGTTTAGCACTATCGCTAAGGTCAGTAGCTATAACACTCTCTACTATCCAATATTCACCGTTATATAGCACAAAGTAATCAACAGTTAAATCTGGTATATAATCATTTGTCAATAACTTAACGGTTTTTTTAATGTGCTTGAATCCGTTTAACACCTCGTTAGATATTGCAATCGACTCTTGGTCTGTTGAATAGAATATTCCTTGACATTCTTCAGCACGAGTTAGTTTGTTTTTTGCTGTGTATTCGCCTTTATAATATTTATTTCTATCTAAGCCAGCTTTTCTTACTCTCAAATCTCTTCCCATAAGCCATCACCCTATCCATTTAGGATTAGCCATTGCATGATTTCTAAGTATGATATAGGCTGTTTTATCTAAAACTCCATCTTCGCCCTCTGTTAAAATATGCTTAACTTGCCATAGCAAAGCATCTTTGAAAGTGTCGTCATCCCAATCATCAGCCCATTTTGTTTCATTATATCTGCGAGTCATATAGTTATATAACCACATTTGTTGTTGTTTCAAGAATGTTTTAGCTTGCAATGTTGGGTTGTCGCTTTGTGAGCTTCTTAATTCTATGTTTAAATCAATACCGCTAAACTCGAGATATGAATCTCTTGTTACATATTCCGTTGCGCTGTCATACATATGTGTCCTCCTTAAAAAATAAGGGTAAGGCTATTAAAACCCCACCCTATTTTAATTCTTAAATATCTTCTGTTGCTGATAAGTCATGAATCTTCAATATTGCTCTGCTTGCATTTGTTAATTTGAACGCTGATACGATTTCTACTGAAGCGTCAATACCATTAAATCTTGGCATGCCATCCCAGATACCTACAACGTTAACTGATGTAATGCACGATAACGCGTCATGGTCATATATCATAAATTCTAATGAATCATTAGCGTCAACCCATGTAATATCAACTGTTGTTCCGTTAATATTTGTAAGGTTACCTGCTGCGCTTGATAAGTCTTCATACTCGAATACATTCAAGCCTGCAATCCTACCAACATATGCGTCTCTAACTACTTGGTTATCTAAATCAACTGAACGTTGGAACTCATCAGCTTTCAATAACATTCCGTAAGTTGTTGGCGAAACGATAAGTGTGTCTGGATTAGCTTTTAATACTCTTAACGCTTGTCTAGCATCTACGATTGTGTCATAAACTGTATTAGCTGCTACTACTGTTGTTACATTAGATAATACTCTAATTCCATCAGCATCTACAATTGCGCTAGCTGCTTCAACGTTCCAAGCTGCCTTAACTTCTTGTAATCCTGCTTCAAGTTCTGCTGCCGCAATCCCATAAGCTACTGAAGCAACTGTTGCTCCATAAATTTTTCTAGCTCTATTGAATTGTTTATTCAATGAAATTGTGATAACTGAATCAGCTACTACTGTTTCTGTGAAGTCAGCGCCCGGTGCTGTTGCGCTTACTGTTGCAATTCCCGGTTTATGTACCAAGATTTGCCCTGCTGCTCCTAGTTGATATTTGTCTGTAAACGAAATTCCCGGTTGGAAAACGTTACCTGCAAATAAGTTCGGTTCGACTAACGGTGAATATCTGTCATCGACCGTATGCCCTGTTGAGGCTGGATATAATAAAGCCATAATTTAATTCCTCCTATTTTTATTTGTTGTGGTCTTTTAAATACTTCCTATAACGCGGATCACTCTTCATATAAGCTACAGCTTCCGTGCTATCGGTTGGTTGTTGATTGTTGTGTGGATCAGTTATACCTATTTTGATTGCTTCCTTTGTTTTGAATGTTGGGTACTTCTTAACCACATCTGCCAACTTGCTTGGGTCTCCTCCTGCTAATTTCAAAGCGTCCTCTAATTTGTCGGCATGGATTCCTAGTTTGCTAGCTTCTAGTTGGCTCTCGTAATTTAATAACTTCGATTGCCATTCTGTTTCTTTAGTTTTATATTCGCCTAATTGTGCCTGCAATTTTTCTTGCTCGGTCAGCTGGCTATCTTGCCGTGCTTTAAGCTCATTAAACTTAGCCTTTAATTCTTCAGGCTCGAAAGCGTTGATACCTAATTCTTTTGATAAATCTCTCAATGCCTCTCCCTTAGTTTGTTTTTTTAATTCCGCAGTTTCTTTTTCAGCTAATACTGTTGCCTCATTTGCTGCTATTTGTTCCGGTGTTAATTCTGCCATTTTATTTCTCCTTTTTTAAGTCAATACGACTATTATATCCCCACTTGGGTGGTGTTACCATTTATTAAACTCGCTAGTGCTAAACTTGCGATTGTGCCTGTTTTTAAAAATGCTTCTGTGTCTATTATTGTTGACAAGGCCAACCCTGCTAATAATGTTAAGCCTAATTGTCCTTTGTCTTTAGTCATTCTATCTTTCGGTGTTGCTTGTTCCATTAAATTAGTTGTTGTTTCTTCTAATGGTGCTCCTAGCTTAAAGTCTAATCCTGAAGCTCTTCTATATGGTACGTTGGCTCGTATTAAATTTTTCCATACAAACTTACCTTTTGAGGGTGAATGTAACATCTTGTCATATAGCTCCCCACTTTTTGGATAAGCATATGTTGCTGAGTCGTGAAATCTTACATATAATGTATTGCCCTTTTGTGAGATAGCCGACACGTTACTTGATACAACCGGAGTCATACCCTTTGAGCGTATAGCCCTTTGTTCCTCAGCCGTGTGCTTGTAACGTCTATATGGCCTATCCTCTTCTTGCTTATATAAGAACGGCATTATTCCTCAACTTCTTCCTCTTCAATTTCCTCGATTGGTTCTTCTTCAGGTTCTTCTATTTCTATGATTTCAACGCCTGCCTCTTCTAACATCTCGTTAGTGTCTAAGTTTTCAGCTTGTAAGGCGCTTAACTCAGCTTGTGAGATACTTTTAAGCCCTGCCTCTAGCTTAACCCTAGCTGCGATTGCTAATTGCTCACGTGGCGTTTTGTCAGAATGTACATATTGAACCCCTGTTGTAACATCCCAACTTGTGCCTAACCCTATTTGAACCTCTGTTGTTCTGTCTGATTTAGATTTGATTATGTAATCATTGAATGTAACAAGTATATCAAACTCAGGCAATGATGTTACGCTATATGTTTTGTCCTCGTTTTCTTTTAAATTTTTGGTCATTAAATAAAATTCTAAAACAGTCTTTAAGTAATCTTGTAAAAACTCTGCCCATAACTCTGATTTCTTATTCCTAGTCCTGATACTTACTTTCTCACGTTCTTGTTGGCTCTCTGCGCTACTGTCAATAGCTTCTAAGCCTGTTACCCCAACTGTCAATGGACTAAGCCCTGAGTTATTAAGTACTTGTGTAACCCATACCTTGTAACTCTCAATGTGTTTCTCTACTCTGATATCCCCTTGAGCATATTGTATTTTTTGTTTCTCTACATTTTCCATTGGACTATCTGCTATGAGTACATGGTTTCTTATGAAATCATCCGGTGTGCCTGTTTTGCCGTCTTTGTTCTTAGGTATCAATTCTTCAGGAAAATACCTGTGAAGTTTGCCATCCCTGAACTCTTGAATCCATGTTGACATAATTTCATCTATTGCATCAAATGCTCCGTATGATCCAGCATAATCACTCTCACCTATTTGCGAGTATCTAAACTCACTGTTAGGCAACTTGTTTGCTTTATATAAACTTAGCCTTTTCTCATACCCTTTGAACTCGATACGTTTTAAGTCCTTTGTTTGTTCTAAATCACTCATTGGTGCTAAATTCCATTTAGGCTTCTCGTTCGCTTCGGTTGTGCCACCAAATGCCAAGTTTTCTAATTTGTAATCTATATATGCACCCTCTTTATCAGTGCCATATATCTCGCTTAATCTATATTTTTCATTGCCTTTGTCGTAGTAGGTAAAAAAGATATCTTCCATTACTCTGCCACATACGATTGTGTTTGTATAGTTTTCAGGTTGCCATGCTTCGATTATTGGATACTCGCTAATATCTGGATTCCAACTAATCTTCCAAGCTACACCACCACTCCATGATTCTGTTTCTATGGACTTGGCTAATAGCATTGACTTAAATTTGTTATCGTCTAGTATAGCATCTAAATCTTCTTGTAAGCTAGCTTCATCGCCACCCTCTACCTTTATCTCGTAACCGTTACCGATTAGTAAGTCAACCATTTTCTCGCTTATGAGCTGTGGAAAGCCACTATGTATTTTACGTATATCTGCATTTGTCCCATTCCAAAAGTAATTTAAACTCTCGCTTGGTTGGCTACTTCGCACAAACTTAGGAGCTTCTTTTAAATAGAAATATGCTATGTCTTGTTCTATGCCACTATACCATACACCGTTTTCTAATAATCTACGTGTTAAGTGCTTGTCGTTATGGCTTGATTCTATGCTGACTAATAATGGATTGTATTGCATTGTGCCAACTCCTTTTCTGTAATTGTTTATACGTTTATCTATTGCTTTATTCAGCCAATACTTAGGACTGATAAATTGTTTAAACTTCATTTTAATATCAACCCCTCGTTCTCATCATATATACTGTGTATGGTGCTACCCCATATTCTGAGCCATCTACTCTGTCCTTGTGAATGTGCTTAGGAAAATCTCGTATATCTGTCTTGCTTGAATTATCATAATAAGCCTTTGTAAAACTTACATAGCAAGGTTCACTCTTCTGTGTGAACAATTGCCTCTGTTGGTCTAACATCGTGATACCAAAATCTATTCTTTGTATAATTGTATATTTGTAAGCCTTATAACACCTCAAATTAAAATGGCGTTTAAGGCGGTCATCCATAGTCAAGCGCATTATCTTTGCTGCGCTATCTATGAAGTCGCCTTTAATATACATTGAGTACTGTTCATAATACGGTGTAAACCATTTAACAAATTTGTCCCATATTTCATCATGGTTAGCGTCATTAAATTCTATAAAGTCAGCTATAATCCACTCGTTGTAATTTTTAGTAAATACATTTAGTGTTATCACATTGTTATCCGTGCCACCAACATCTTGCCCTAGTGTTATAACCTCTATACCTCTAGCATTAAGAAATTGCATATCTTCCTTGTTATTACTTAACATATCTAAATGTATGATGTTCTTTTCTCTACTCATGTAGTCGGCATATATAGCGCCTTCGCGTATTCCTCTGATCCCTAATATTTTAGTTTTCCATTGGTAACTATCTTTAGGTGTATTATCTTCTAACGCCTTGCGCTCCAATTGTGTCATGGTTGGGTTATCGTCAAACGTAAAAAAATAATATCTAAATGCTTCATCCGCTATGCTTCTATTTAATTCTTCCCATGTCTCACTAGGCACTTGCCCAGCCCATTTATCTAACGGTCTGCCCTTGTTCATATAATCTACATAAACAGGTATGTCAGGATCTCCCCCATTACAGTTACCATACATAAAGCCACTGTTCCTAAATGTTCGTATAAATGCTTCACTAACAAACTCATCATCTGCTGTGTTAATTTCCTCTATTAGAAATCCATGTATTGTCATGCCTAATATTGCTAGCCAACGCTTCTTGTTGTCATAACCAACTAAGTAAATTGTCTTGTTAGGCCTACCATTGCCCATTGTTATAACTACTCTAGCTCCACCCTGCCCTGCTCTTGTGTATTCACAGATAGGTTTAAACATATTATAAAACGAGGCTTGATTCTGTATAAATAACCTTTCTAGTACCGGTACACTCTGCCCAGCTAATACAAACTGTGTTCTATCGTCTGCCTCTGTAAGTATTCTTAATATGAACGCTATGCCTAATATAAAGCTCTTGCCACTATTTGTTACGCCTTCAGCAAATATTACCTGCGAACGGTCTTTTATTATGTCCCTATGCTTTTCTAATAATATTACCTCATCTAATGTCATAATTTTTCTATAAACTTGCCTATAGCTTTATTAAACATGTCCCCCTTAACTGTTGCTTCTACTTCTTGTTTGTCTGTTTGCCCTAAGTACTGTTTGCCTAACCATATAAGCATTGTATTGCTACCTGATAGGGCTGATTTGTACTGTGCTCGTCTTAAACACATCTTCCCATTATCTATGCCCATTTTATAAATACGACAAAACTCTTCATCTCTTTGTAATGTCCTAACTGATACTTTTAATATACTAGCAATCTCAGTCTGGGTACACATGATGTTAGCAAGGTCTTCTACTATAGCATAATTGATTTTTGTTTTCGGTCTTCCATTTGGTCTCCCTGTTGCTGCCATGTTTCCCACCCCCCTATGTGATGTATTTAATACTATGTATTAGTCTTTATTTGTTGTGTAAACTGTATCATCTATTACGTTGATTCCATCTGTTGTATTGCCATACGTTGTAGTTGTAACCTCTGCTTGTGTTTCTCCTAGTATGTTTACCCTTAAATAAGCTATGATTTCATCAGCCGTTTGATAAGACAAAGGTTTATCTTTTTCATTATCTTGCCTTATTATACTTGCAAATTCTAATGCTTCTATCAGTTCTTTAGTTTTCTCGTCTATTACTTCTTGCAATTCTCCTATTGCCTTTGATAAGTTGTTTGCTATTGTTTCTATTTTCTTCATTGGTTATTTCCCCTTTCGTTTCTTTGCCGCCGTATTGCCTAGCATGTTTTTCCATTTGATGAACTCTTCATAGTGTTGTAACTCCGGTAAACCTGAGCCTACCATGATAGTTGTCTCTGCTTTTTTAATGTATTCATCATCTACATATTTGTTATAAACTTTTAAGTAATATTTTTTGCTCCATTTCTTAACATGTTTCATTTGCTTAGGTGCTCTTAACATAGCCGCTAGATACTTCTTGAATAAATGTATCATAGCTCCGATTATAAAGTACTTGATCCCATCATCAATTTCTCGATGTGTTAATACTTGCTCTATTGCATATATCTTGTTTACAACATATCCATCTACACTCTCGTTAAAGGCGTAACTATGATTATCTGACCTCACCGTTGAATTATCTCGCCATTGCCACATATACGTTATGTCTTTAGACATATATACTTGTTCGTCTTTATTAGCTAAACATTGACATTGAGTATTGAACCCCACATCTTCGTTAGCTCTTGTTAAGTTGAATCTTATGTTATATTTGTCTATAAATGCTCTCCGATACATCTTACCGTGCATCCATACCATATCTCGTTCTCGTATCTTGATGCTGTGGTCTTTGTTCTCTTGCAAAAAATCACAAGATACCATTGCATATTTTTCTTCGCTGAATGGCTTATGTTGATAATATAAAGCTAAAGAACTCAAATAAGTGTCATCTGAATCGATAAATGATATAAATGGTTCTTCTGACTTGTCTATGCCATATTGCCTTGCTACCCCTGCACCTGCATTGGTTTCCATATATAATATTTCTATATCAAACTTGAACTCATCTAGTAAATAATCATAAGTTCCTATTGGTTCTCCATCTGCTACCATGTATAACTTAAAATCCGCTATTCTTTGCATTCCGATACTGTGTAATGTCGTTCTAATTGTTTCATGTGCATTAAACACAGGCATTATTACCGCTATTTCTCTCATTCTTCCCCCTATAATACATACTTGTCAAATATAGTTTATGTTACTGCTAGCCTATCTGTCAAGTGTATATCATAAAAAAACAACAGAACGTATTCTGCTGCCTTTTTCAGAAAGGAGTATGTCTAAGAGTAAGAGATGATGTTTCCTACATACTCCCATTATATGTTACACCTTAACCTCGTGTCAATGGTACATGCCTATTCTTTTGGCATTGCGTAAATTAATGTTTCATACTTTTCTGCATAACTTTCTTTATCTTTTAGCTGTATTTCTTTAGCTATTTTTTCGGCTTCTTCTTGTGTATTGTAAACACCTAATATTTCGTCTTGTTTTTCCATTTTAATTATGAATTTATTATTTCTTTTTCGCACTTCAATATCATGCATAAGTAAAGTTGTTTTATTTTCCTGAGTTCTAATCCACATTCTTAATAGCCTCCCTTACCAACTTCTTTATCAATGCCCTTGCTAACAAAGCATATGCTCGTTTAAGCTCTTTTTCTTTCGCTTGCCATATCTCGTAACAGTTTTTTGTGTCTGCGCTTAGAGGCTCTATTTCGTACTCCTTGTTATAGTTCATCTCTAAGCCGTGATTTTGGTTTTCTAACTCGTTTACGCTTTCTAATAACTCTCTCATTCGTAACCTCCCACATTTCATAGTCTTTTAATTCTCGCTTTTTAGCTCCTAATCTGTCGCATAATTCGTCTGCCTGATACTCGTATTGACAATAACATCTGCCTGATCTATTCAACTCGTGAACACACCCAGCTATGTAATAATCAAAATACTCCGTGTTTACTTTGATTTTAGCAGCCTTTAACTTATAACTACTTAACTTGATAGCCACCACAGCACATCACCTCGCCTAGTCATTGCTGGCCTCCATTTCAATTATTAGTTGCGTTAGGGCTTCGTGGAGTACAATATCTATATATACACAAAATATCATATTGTTGCTAGTGTAATTGCTTACCTTGTATATTTTTTTTATTTTATCTACTCTAATCTCGGTTGTTGCTCCGTTTTCAAAGTTTAATTTTCCATAGATTATACACGAACTATCTTCATTTATTTTCTCAAA